CATTTGGCTCATATATGTTAGTCAATCCCTAGGCGTATAAATAGCCTCATAGAACAACGACTCGGGTCTCTGCCTAATGGTAGAGGCCTTTTTTCTTTTGTGTTGTCCTACGGCTCTTATATTGAGCGATAGAGCATGGGGTATTATGACACCACAACAAAGACTTGGCTATATATTGGTCTGGTATTCTTACCAATTAAAAGAACAAGCGTTCAATTAAATGATTCCCTATGTCATTGCCGATTCGCCCGCCAGGAGCAATAAATTACTTTTGTCAATGATTCTTTTGTGTTTCGTATCAATTACTTGTGTCAATAGCTTAAAGTGTTGCAATTATGTCACACATTATTTCCATTAGGGGTGATTCGTTATTCTTACGGGGGTATGTCAATATATACTTTAGTATGGGACCCTATACTTTATGGGGTATAATTTTGAGCGGCGTGGTTATCCACCCATATCTATAAAATAAGAAAATTAGTTTAACCCCACAACCATGAAGTGCAAGTGTGATAAATATGTCACAGTATATAAAAATAAATAAAAAAAAGATTCGTGTGTTATCAACGACATAGAAAAAAGTTACTACGACAGGTGTTTTATTTAACAAAAAATGTTGCTATATAGTAGTAGACAACCTACTAAAGTATAGCAGATGTAACTACAACGGTAAAGAGACTATATGGTATTATACTATTATGGTTATTACTATTATAGTTTATAGACAACAGCTATACATTAGTAGTTACATGAGTACTAGGTATCAACTATATTCTTGTTTTAAAGTCTTCTCCCTTAGTCAACCATGATGAACACTGACAAGTTAGAATTACAGGATGAGATCATGCCGATGATTGAGGGAGTTATACTTGTTGTCGTTATTATATTATTTGTGATGTATTAATCATCATGTACGGAACTGAAGGATGTTCAGAGTTCATGGCAGAGAAACTACCATATAGTGCTATTATAGGTAAGCATGTCCGTAAGGGCATCAGTAGTGGTGTGTCAGTTAAGGATATTATGGCATCCATACAGAAGTATTCTCATGCACCTAGTTCCACCTCTACTTTTTATAAGTTGTATGGTGGGGACATAGCGGAGGTGAAGTTTGATACTACATCAGCTATTGGTAATGTTGTCGTTGAACAAGCGTTAGCTGGTGACTTTAAGGCTGCTGAGTTGTACTTGAGAAGTAAGGGGGGTTGGTCTCCTACTAACACTGTTGAGGAACGGGAAGTTGGTAGTGAAGAAGAGGAAGACCGCTCCGCTGTAGAAGAGATTATGACCCGACTAGGAAAGAATACCCCTGATGAACATGAGGATAACGGCTGAGGACTTAAGGAAGTTACCATCAGATGAGGTAGCTGATGTTTTGTCGTCCCTCTCCCCAGAGCAAGCTGAGGAACTTAAGTATGATTGGAAGTTCTGGGCTAGACCTGATCAGTTAGAACCTGATGGTAAGTGGAATGTATGGGTAGCCTTAGCTGGTCGTGGTTGGGGTAAGACTAGGGCTGGTGCTGAGTGGGTACGACACAGAATTATGAAGAATGATCGTATTGTACACTGTGTAGCACCAACTAAGGGTGATGTTCGTAGAGTTATGGTTGAGGGTGACTCTGGACTAATGAATGTCTGTCATAAGAGTGATAAGACGTACAGAGGAAAAGAGTTAGGCTATCCTACTTGGTCCCCTACTAATAACACAATGACTTGGGCTAATGGCTCTAAGGCTGTATTCTTCTCGGCAGAAGACCCGGAGAGACTTAGGGGACCACAGGCATACTCTATGTGGGCAGATGAACTTTGTGCATGGAGAAACGCTCAAGAGACTTGGGACATGGCACAGTTTGGATTACGCTTAGGTAGACACCCAGTATCCTTTGTTACTACTACACCTAAAACTACTAAGCTAATACGGACTATTCTTGATGATGAAAAAACGGTTGTCTCTAGGGGCAGCACTTATGACAATTCTGCTAATCTCGCTGATACTTTTATCGACGCCATCAGGAAGACCTATGAAGGTACACGCCTTGGGAGGCAAGAGTTATATGCAGAAATACTTGACGAAGCGTCTGGTGCATTATGGTCAAGAGGTCTCCTAGCTAAGTGTGAAGTAGAGAAAGATCAGGTTCCAACTCTTAACCGTATTGTTGTCGCTATTGACCCGGCTATTACCTCTAACGCCGAAAGTGACATGACAGGTATTGTTGTAGCTGGTGTAGATGTGAACGGTACAGCTTATGTGTTAGAGGATCATACTGGTCGTTATACACCTCAACAGTGGGCATCTAAGGCGGTAGAGTTATATCATGAGCATTTAGCTGACCGAATTGTAGCTGAGAGAAACCAAGGTGGTGATATGGTAAGACATACACTGCATACAGAAGATGAAACACTGCCAGTAAGGTTAGTACATGCCTCAAGAGGTAAGATGGCTAGGGCAGAACCAGTTTCAGCATTATATGAACAAAACAGAGTTAAGCATGTAAGAGGATTGAACGACTTAGAGGATCAGATGGTACAGTGGGAACCTCTAGGTTCTATTGGGTCTCCTGACAGGTTAGATGCTCTAGTATGGGCTATCACTGATCTAAGTCTGAATGGTTACGCAAAGCCACAACTTAAACTAGCGTACTCTAGTGCCAAAGGGCTAATTTAATATGGCTACAAAGAAGCGACTATCGGAAGGTGCAGCTAAGAGTATTCTTGGTGTAGCTGGTGATAACACTCGTACTGGACAAATACGTGCAGATGAGTTTATTCCTGAACTACGTGGTAAGAACGCTATTCGCAAGTATCGGGAGATGCGGGATAATGACAGTACTATTGGTGCGGTTATGTATGCTGCTGAACAAGTACTTAGAGATGTCAAACTTAAGGTGGAACCAGCCAATGATACTGAGGAAGCTAAACGTGAAGCTGACTTTGTGGAAAGTATCTTTGATGATATGGATCACAGTCTTGATGACCACATTGCAGAATCTTTATCATCGTTGTCGTACGGCTTTGCTTGGTTTGAGGTCGTATATAAGCGAAGGGTTGGGCCAACTAAGAGATCGCCTAAGAAACATAGTAAGTACACTGATGGACGTTTGGGTGTCCGTAAGATTGCTTGCCGTGCGCCTTGGACAGTCTCTAGGTTTGATGTAGAAGATAAAAGCGGTGATGTACTAGGTATTTATCAGGACGTAGGTTATGGATCAGGAAAACACTATATACCAACTTCTAAGAGCCTTTACTATCGTACTACTGTTCTTAATGGTGATCCTAGTGGCCGCTCTATCCTCCGCAATGCTTATTCCTCGTATGTCTATCTGAACAACCTACAGAGTATAGAGGCTATAGCTGTTGAGCGTGAACTAGCTGGTATCCCGGTTGCTCGTATTCCCTCGGAATATTTGTCGTCTGACGCAAGTGCAGCGCAGAGTGGCTTCGTAGGCAACCTACAACAAATCCTTCGTGACGTTAAGTTTAATGAACAAGGATATATAATTACCCCAAGTGATACTTACCCTGACAAGGATGGTTCTCCTACAAATATTAGACTTGTAGACATTGAACTAATGAGTAGCAATGGCAAACGTAATTTAGATATTGACCCCATTGTTAGGCGTTACCAACATGACATTGCCCGTAGTGTTCTTTCTGAGTTTCTTATGCTCGGTGGGGGTAACAACGGATCATATGCACTCTCCAAGTCTAAGACTGACCTGTTTCTACGTGCATTAGAAAGCTACATCCAAGCTATTGTCGATGTACTTAACAAGCAGCTAGTGGAACGCCTGTGGCAGCTTAACGGACTTAACTACGACCTTATGCCCTGTATCAAGGCTGGTGATGTTGCCCCACACGATCTACGTGAGATTGCAGCATTCCTTCGTAACCTTAACGGTGCAGACATTAACGTCAGTGATCATCCAGAGGTTATACAAGACCTTATGGATATAGCTGAACTGAACTATGACCCTGATACAGAGGTCGCAACAGAAACTGACCTACCCATTGAGGTAGAAGAAGATAACAAGGAAAATACATAATGGCTATTACAACAGCATTAAGCAATGCTTTTAAACTAGAGTTGCTTAAAGGTAATCACGACTTTGATAACGATACATTTCGTGTAGCCCTCATTAAAGAGAACCCAACTGGTACTTATGATGCTACAACAGTAGCCTATACAGACTTAGGGTCAGATCAAGCGTCAGGAACTGGTTACACCAGTACTTTTGATACCATCTCTACGGGAGCACAAGCAGCTATTGCTACGGGTTATCCTCAGATGGATGGTACAACTGCCGTTATGGACTTTGACGATGCAGTATTCACAAACGTAACTGTTCAAGCTGATGGTTGTATTCTTTATAATCCAAATGCTGATAGTGCAGCTAATGTCATAGCAGTGTTTGACTTTGGCGGAACAGTCAGTGCTACCGCTGGTGACTTTACTATTCAGTTCCCTGCCCCCGGAGCCTCTACAAGTATCTTGCGCCTAGCCTAATCTAAGGATACCTGACAATGGTAAAATTCGTTGACAGAGTTAAGATGAACCTGACCACTACAGGTACAGGTACAGTAACATTTGGTTCTGTCGTATCTGGCTTTCAGAGCCTTTCGGATGCCTCTGTTGTCGATTCTGACGTTGTAAGATATACAATAGAAAGTGGAACTAACTATGAGTCAGGTACAGGTACTATAGGGCTAACTGGTAGTACCTATACTATGGCTAGGTCTCCTAGCTCATCTTCTGAAAGTGACAACTCAGCTATTAACTTAGGTTCTGGTGCGGTATGCTTCTTAACCATGTTAGCAGAAGATGTAGTACAAAACTTAGCTGACCTAGATAATGTATCTTCAACTGCACCTGCTGGTGGACAAAACTTATCTTGGGACGCAGGCAGTAGTTCTTGGACTCCTGCATCCCCCTCTGGTGGGATTACCACAGTAGGTAACTATGCAGGTCTCCCTGCGTCTCCTAGTGAGACAGACCTAGCTTGGGTATCAGACCAAAATTCTTTGTATATCTACGATGGTACAGAGTGGGATCGTGTCTTTACAGGGAGTCAAATAGCTCCAAGGTTTACCACTTCTCCGGCATCATCTCTTGAGCTAAATTCTGACGGTACTACAAGTACTCTTACAGCAGTAGCTGTTGATGATGCAGGTTTTCCCATCACTTACGACTGGGATGGGTTCTCTGGAACTACTTCGTATAATGCGTCTAGCTTGCCACCGCAACTTACGGCAGTCGCTGAATCAAGCGGAGTTTTTACACTTACCCCAACTACAAACAGTTCTAATGCGGGATCCTTTCAGTTCAGGATTAAAGCATCAGATGGGGTATTAGCAATTTCTGAAACCACTAGCGTCGACCTGACCTTCCAAACGCCCGTTATCGTTGATAGCTTACAGACACACAATTCAGCTACGTTACAAGCTACCAATTCCGGGTTGATACAAGTGTTCCTGACCAACAGCACTTACAGCACCGGATCTGGCACTCTACATTTCCCGACCGGCACTGGGAATACTATGCCCACGGGCAAGCGTTATATAGAGGCAAAAGTTACTTCTAGAACACAAGGGGATTCGCTGCATGTAGGTATAGGTAGATATGACGATGCTATAGCCCGTAACACGGATGTGAGTTTAGATTCGAGCACTGTCAGTAGAGTTGCGTTTGTTAATTTTAACCAAGGCTACATTGCGAAAGGGTCGGGGTCTGGACAATATTCAAGCACTACCGGATTTAGTGGTAGTCCTGCATTTGACGTGGATGATATATTGCAAATTGCATATGACACCACCGCAGAAAAAGTGTGGTTCGGTAAAAACAATACTTGGGCAACAGCCACAGGAGATCCAGTAACAGGATCTGGTCGAACCTTAGACCACTCGGCTGGCGGCTACCTTTTTGTGATAGGTTCCTCAACAAGCGGCAACTTGGCTTATACGCTACAGTTTGGTGGTACTCACACGTATTCAACCCCGACAGGCTTTGAGCTTTATTAATGTTAGGTTTTGCTCCCATAGCATCTACCACATTAGGTGGTTCTGGCACAGTCAGGGAAGTAGTACTATCTAGTGTTACGGGGGTTTCGACAACTATAACTTTAGGCACAATATCTGTGTCTACTGACGCTAAAATATCTGACCAGCCAGTAAGAAAACCTGAGACTCAGTATTTCGATAGTTACGGCTCTCTCGTTAATATAGAGGGTCTTAACGCCTACACTTGGACAAACGCATTTATGTTGGGAATGCGACCCCAAGAAACAGCTTCAAATTTAGATGGCTCTGCCTCAGCACCTGTTTGGGACGAGGCTATAAGAGGTAATAGGGCTTTATCCGTACAGACTAAGACTACTTCAGAATTAACTTCTGATCCTATAGTATCTCAGTCCTCTTGGGTTCCCCTAGTTAATGGTGACTACACCTACCCAGCCACTTATGAAAGTTCACTTGGTTACGATGCTGTATCTAAACCTGTTACGGTAAACCTTAATCACCTACCCTCCGAGACTATAGTTAGTAATGCTGCAACTATTAGCACTATTGATGACCCCCTATTAGCTACCCTTACTTTTCCTGTCTCTGACCCAAACCTCTTTAATGTTGTTGTTGGTCAAGTAAGATCAATAAACACCTACGACCCAACTGATACTGACACTTACTTTAATAGCCTTATTACAGGCCAAGTTGGTGAGATACAGTGGCCTAACGAAAATAAACACTACCTACTACAGAAATACGATTCGGACAAAGGGTTCCTGATTGGTACTGTCCAACGTAACTCTTTTGGTACTGATAAGACAACTGACGGGCGTGGGGCAGCTTGGGTTTCCTACGGGTTCCGATTGCAGCCCCAGATTACCGCTTCTAATTTCCCTGATGGCACCCCTGTTTCGCAAGAACATACGCTTTTAGTCACCTCCTCACTAGGAACAATCCAAGCTAATATAAGCAAGGAACTGTCTGGGGTTGAAGGTACCCTCAATTCTAACTTAGGCATAACTCCCTCAATAACATCTTTTGTAGATGGTTTTGATATTGGTACTGTAGGACTGCCTGACCCCCAATGGTACTTGAGCACGTCTAGGGTAGAACTTGTAGCAGAACCTAATCAACCTGCTAATGATGTAATATACCCCTACGCTTCTCGTTCACCTACTGCTGGCCCTACACAGACAGACTTTGACTTTACGGTGTCGCTTGGTGCTTTAGATGCTCCTATAGCTGTTGATCAACCTGTGGGCGGATTAGGTCTAACTGTTAGCCTTGGCACTCCCACCCTAAGATCCTTTAACACACTAACTGTAGATTCTCAGCTAGTTACACTCTCTGAAAACCTGACGGGTATAGAGCCTCAGACAACTGAAATTATATCCTCTGCTGACAGTATACTTATATCTGCAAGTCTTGGCAGTATTGTAACCCTAGCAACTTCTAACGCTACTTGTACTACTAGACTTGCTACCCTTGGCTTAGGCAACTTAACTTTTGCCGCTAATGCTAACACTGCCCCAAGTGGTGTAGAGGCTACACAAAGCGAGAACTTATCTATTACCGTCACTGGGGATGCTAATGTATTCCCTAGTGGAATAGAGGGTGTACTAACAGTAGGACGACTTGGTGTAGCTGCTGCAACGCTTATACCTAGTGTTTCTGGAACCTTAAGTCTTGGTAATATTGGTGTTGCAGCTACAGTATTCTTCCCTAGCTACACCCTAACCGCTTCGATAGGAACACTTACAGCTACAGGCATACACTTCGACTTTGAGGCCATAAAGCACTTGTATAACACAAAGAGGTCACAACATGCTGGGTTCCCTGCTAACAGGACTGTTAGACCTGCGTTTAGTACCCCTAGACAAGTTAAGCCACTAAAGTCCACTCAAAACCTAGCTGCATAAGAGGAACGTAAGATATGAGCCTAGTTTGGCCCAACAAAGACCCAGACGAACTGCTAGACTACAGTATTGATTGGTCTGATATTGTTTCTGGGTTTACCATTAGTACAGTGGTCTGGTCTGTAAGGTCTAATGCTAATCCTGCTGAAACTGTATTAGCTGCTGGTCACGACCTTACTACAGCAAGCAGTGGTTCTATAGTTGACAGCATACAGAACATACAACAAGCCTTGTCGGGAAATAATGCAATTATATACATTGGTGGTGGGGTAGATAAAAGGGATTACACCTTTGTCTGCACTATTACCACAAGTATATCCACAACTATCCAACGGGCTGTAATACTCCGTTGCAGGAGCGTATAATGGCAAAAGGTCTACAAGCAAAAGTAACAGCACACAACGCCAAGTCTAAGCATAAGGTAACGACCTCTATGTTACAGGCTGTGTATCGTCGTGGTATTGGTGCATACAAGACAAATCCCGGAAGTGTAAGACCTAACGTAAGTTCTCCTGAACAATGGGCTATGGCTAGAGTAAATAGCTTTCTTCGTATTGTCTCAGGTTCTAAGTCTCCTAAGCACGACAAAGACCTCTTACCAGCTTCACATGCTTCTAGCAGTAAGAAGTCTGACGAAGAAGTAACAAAGGCTGAGTATCAGGGAGAGCAAGTTACCTTAAACAAACCTCGTCGCATTAAAGGTGGCAACAAGAAGTTTGAGGTATTCGTACAATCAGGTGGCAAGGTCAAGAGGGTAGCCTTTGGTGATCCTAATATGGAAATCAGACGCGATGACCCGAAAGCTAGGGCTAATTTTCGCTCTAGACACTCTTGCGACACTAAGAAAGATAAGACAACTGCTGGCTACTGGTCATGCAGAATGTGGGAAGGGGGAACCTCAGTGTCAGACCTCACAAAGACAAACATCGAAGGGCAGATACTCAAGGCAGACGATGAACAACGTCTAGTCTATGGGTGGGCTTCAGTAGTAACCGAGAAGGGTGAACCTGTGGTTGATAGGCAAGGCGATGTTATCGAACCAGAGACACTTGTAAAGGCCGTGAACAGCTTCATGGAGAATATTCGTGTCGGTAAAGAAATGCACAAAGGGGATCAGATTGGGGCGGTTATCCACTCCATGCCTGTCACCAAAGAGATTGGTGAATCCCTTGGCATCCAGAGTGACCGAGAGGGTTGGGTTGTAGCTTTTAAAGTATACGATGATGACGTCTGGGCTAGGGTCAAATCTGGTGAACTTGCGGCCTTCTCAATAGGTGGTCGTGCAATCAAGGAATCTTATGATGCCTAATTTATTAAAACAACTTGAGTTAGATGAACTGTCCTTGGTTGATCGTCCAGCTAACAAACAAGCAATGGTCTCTCTTTATAAAAGGGACAACTCCGAGGGAGAAACTATGGAGAACGAAGTAGAAAAAATGTCTGATGACATGAAAGCAAAGCTGAAGCCTTACATGGACAAAGGTATGTCCGAGGACGAAGCTATGAAAATGTATAACATGGACATGAAGAAAGAATATCAAGGTCCACTGGATGAGGTAGACACCATTCAAGCTGAACTAGACCTAGTTAAAGCAGAGGCTGACCGCCTTAGCAAAGCCCTAGAAGAAGCTGGTTACATCGTTAAAGCAGATGTCATTGAGAAAATGGTTGAGCCTGAGTATGTGACTTACGGTGACGAACAAATCAACAAAGCTGATATTCCTGCGCCTATCCTTAAGGCTCTGGAAGAAGCAGAAGTTGCTAAAGCAGACGCTATCTTAGTTAAGAAAGCAGAAGCAGAACTTCCACACTTCGACCTTGAAGTAGCCAAAGCATTGGTTGCCAAGTTTGAAGCTGAAGAAACAGTAATGCAAGCACTCAAAGCTGCCGATAAGGTATTTGACGAAAGCATGACTGAACTGGGTAAATCTGATGCTGACGGTGAGTTTTCTACTGCCGCTGACAAACTTGACGCACTCGTAAAGTCCTACATGGACACCAACAAAATGAAAAAGAGCGAACATGCCTTGGCTTATGCTGCTGTAGCTAAGACCGATGAAGGCAAGGCTCTAATCACTAAATCCTATAAAGGGGAATAAACATGGCTGTTATGCAATCACGGGATACCCGTACTGTAATCGCAGGGGCAGACCTTTCTGCTGCTCAATTTAAATTCGTTAAACTAGACTCTGCTGCTGAAGCTGTTCTGGCTGGTAATGGTGACTCTGCATTTGGCGTTTGCCTCGTAGGTGCCGCTGAAGATAATGCCGCTACTGTAGTTGTCCAAGGTAAGACAATGGTAAAAGCTGGTGGTACTGTTACCGCTGGTGGTGCTGTCGCATCTGATGCCGCTGGTCTGTGTGTAGACGCTGCTTCTACTGACATCATCATGGGTTATGCAACTGAAGCTGGTGTTACTAGCCAGATTATTGCTATCGAACTC